GTTAAATACAAGGAATGCGAACTATGTAATTCCTACCGTTTTGTTAGTCCCAAACGGTCCTAGGGTTAACCTCGTAATGTCGGGGACATAAGGGACTCGGGCGTGCTAAAACCCGGGTTAATCTGAAGCACAATGCTAAGCGTAATTGCCTTGTGGCGCGTCTGCGTAGATCATTGCCGCGTAGGATTGGCTGTTCCAATCTCTTATGTAGTTAGAAAACAACTATTAAATTCCAGCAACCAGGTAGTGGTTGCCCCTTAATTTGAAACATGATGAGTTCAATTTATGCGCAGGGGCCAAAGGATGCCCATAAATCCGTGAAGATCCTCCCTAAGGCGGAGACCAAAGCCTTAGACCTCAACAAAAGCTCCAACTCCCTTCCAAATGTTGGAGTACTGAATCGCAGTTCAGTCAAATCTCAAACTCCAGGGGAGATTTCATTTAACCAGAAGTGGGCTATCACATCAGCCGGTCTGGCACCACGCGTGGGTTTGGGCCCCAACGCGAGTTCACGAAAGAAACACACTGTGCAACTCAAAAGACAACCCGTTAAAGTCAAACATGAGCATGTCCTGCCTAATAAAAAGAAATCAAAGTGGGAAGGTAAAGTCATCAAGTCTGATATCTTGGACATTGAAGATATGGATATCCCTGAAGAGACAACCGTCAAATTCGAGGAAGGTGATGACTATTTGTACTACACCAATGTAGCGTCCGAGGTGGTGTACGAACCCATGTTCAACCCAAATGATTACTTGAGTGATTGGTATGAAATTCGTGAATCTAAGAAATCTACCAGGACCTTATTCCCAAGAGACACAACTCGCTTTATTAGAAATAAGAAAGGTAAGGTGAAAATGCCATTTAAATCATCTTACTCTGTCAATAGTCATGAAGTGTCGTGGAAAAGGGCCCTCAACTCACCAGTGGGATGTGCCAAATTCGTGATGAAAGTAATTGCCCCTCATGAAGCCAGCCAACCTATGTTTGGGCAAAATTACAACATGGAAGATTTATTACATTTCCTCCCTGCTGGGTACCATGTTTGGGTAAGGACTTCGCCTAGCACTTATGAAGCTTTCTGCAACAGAGGCTTCGTCAATTATGAGATGGTAATTGATTCAAAAGTCCTCATAATTGAAAACCTCAAAGATAGATCCCATGTGTGGGTTGGAATCAAACCTAACTTCCCACCAATGTCTTTCTTCCGATACCCGAAGAAAGGCAACAATAATCTTCTCATCCTCCCCAACCTTGAACCTGGGTTGGACCCGAAGCAAGTGAAGATCTCTACTGCATCAAAAGGCGTTGAAACCACTTGTGCCTTTTTCGGTAACGACTTCAGAACGGTACAGGCTATGATTGAGGAAGGGAACGCAGTGCTCAAACAGTCCAGCAAACCGGACATGGATTGGGAAAAAGTGATTGAACCAGCAAATTTGAGGAAAATTGCACCTGTTACCTGCAATGCTGTTGGTATTGATCAAAGCAGGCATTGGGCAAGGCTCTGGTTCGGACAGAACCCTTTCCCTCAGATCACTTCCAATCTTTCAACTCGTATGATCTTATATAAACAACTGACTGCTGATTATCCCTCAGTCATGCCTTTTAAACCTCAAGGATCATATGCAGGCGTTCCGGTCAAAAGGAGAGGAGATCTCAAGATCATTGAACAAGAAGATTCCCACGTTAAGGGCACATATGAGTTTGACGGGAAAAATAAGGACTATTACGTCACTCAGACCTTCACTGAAATTGATGTTGTGGATGATGACGATGCTGAAGATTGGGAAGATGAGGTTGATAAGATGCTTAATGAATGCAAACTCTTGTTGGCAACAGCAGGACTCACGTCCAATTGGAAAGGTGTAATCATGAATTGGAATCACGATGATGCACCTGTGTTCTGGGACAAATACTCGAAAGGTTTGGAAATGAGGGATTTCTATTTTGTACTGCCTAACAAATCTGTTTGCATCCCCAACCCTAACCTGTATGAGAAAGACGGTAAGGTTAAAACCAACCACTTGCTTATTCACAGAAGTGGTGACAGCAAATTAGGAACCTTTAGGTTGAGCAATGGTTATAACATTATCGGAGAAGGGTTCCCAAACAAACTCCAGGTCAGCCATTATATGCCCGCTTCCTTCAAACCACCTTTGTCAGAAATCTTCCACCTTTCATACCCGAACAAATTGATTTCAGACCTTACTGGTGTTTGGCATAAAGAACTCCAAGAGAAACTCAATTTGATCATTGAGGCTTGCCAACGAGAAAACTTCGACGTCAAGAACATCAGCCACGACAAAATCTGTTATTTACTTAGTTTTAATGACTACTTCGAAGATCCGAAACAACTGGACAGGTTCATTGGTGCTCTTGAAGGTGGTTACGAAGGGGACGGTTCGGAAATTGAAGATCGAACCGACTGGGGTCAACAATGGAGGAGAGCCACTTACCACAGAATTTACTCCAAGCTGCCAGAAAAGTATCATCCCAAACCTAATTTCCCGTTACCTGAAGTGAAAGATGAGCCCAGCTTTAGCCAGAGTTCAGAAAAGGAACCTCAGAATAAGAACAATGATAATGCCCATAATGCTAGTGATGCAAAGAGTACCGAAGAGGAAGAAGTCAAGGACAATTACGAAGATTTCTTCAAGAATAACATGAGCAAGGCCAAAGTCATCAAAAGGAAAGGCAAACAGGCTATTGATTCAACTAAGAAAAAACTCATTGAGTTGGTCCAAACCATCAGGGAAACTTTTGAGCAGTACTTGCGAACATCTAAGGGTAGGATCGTGGGATGGAGAGCAAAACTCAAGAACTTTGTTGACCGACTCGTCGGTTTGTTTGTCAGTGTCATCAAAAATTTTGACAAGTCCAATATTGTCGGTTCAATCATTCACATTGCCCAAGCTTTCTTCAAGTATATGATCAACCCTGACCCAAGTAAAGTACCTGAAATGCCTGAAGACCTCTATTCTTGTGCACTCTGTGACGCTCAGACTAGTAACGTGTTCACCAAAACTGATGAAGATCTGAGCATCTGCAACAAATGTCTTGAGTGTAATGAATATGACAAGTGCAGCTGTTCTAAGATGAAGAGCAAATGTTTCGCCGATTGCTATGGTTGTGCTGGGGAAGAAGAGAAAGTTTGCATCCTCAAGGTCGGTAAGATTTACAATGGGACATCCTTGGGCACTGCTGTCAGGAACATGACCTCGCTTGAGATGATTGAGAAATATGAGTTGCCCAAAGAACTCAGCGCTAAAGAGAGGAGTGAAAAGCTGGTCAAGGAGCTTTGTAAAGATGAGGAAGACAGTAAAGCAGAGGAAGAAGAGAAAGAAATTGAGAAGGAACCTGAAGTCACCAGCTCATCCACCTTGGCCGCACCTTGCTTGGAAGTGATCACAGCACCCATCTCCCCCCCAGTTAAGACCAAAGCACTCAAAGCCAAGAAATTCACTCCACCATCTGAGTCCAAGTCTGGGGACACCGTTTCAGGGTTTAGCCCTTGGATCAGGCAGAATTGGGATTACAGCTCTGCAGCTAAAGCAGGCACGGGGTTCTTCACCAGTTTGTTCAGAAATGTAAGGAACACCCTCAATAGCTTGGATGAAGATATCAATTTCAAGGTGGGAGATGAGAAGACCGCTATGTTCTGGTGTTACCGTGAAGTCAGTAGGCTCAAATTGAATAAGGCTAACCGCAGACCCAGAACTTTGTCAAAAATTGAAATGTTGGTAAAAGAACCCACCGTTGTTTGTTATGAAGTACTTTGCGGAACCGGCAGGGTCGAGACAATGATGGGAGAGTCGTTAATTCGCAACATTTCTTCTCAGAAATTAGTTGTGTGTCTCGAGGGTCTCGAGAATCTTTCTTCAACTCACCCTCAAATCATCAGACCAGACTCTAAACTTGATGCTGCTTTCGCTCTTAGCGTTCAAAACTCCAATTCTCTCAATGTGATCAATGTAGACACTGAGGTCACTTTGCAAACCAAGCAATTTTACATCATTAAATGCTGTGAGAGATTACAAAATGGTGTTGTTAACCAGCTCCCAAATAACAACAACGCCGCTACCACCTGAGGAAAAAGCACCGTGCTTTACGGTTACGAGGTTGACGTGAAGTACAGGTGGCGAGATACCAACCCGAAGGTGGGAGCCAACCTCTTTGCAGTGACGGCTCTGGAAGATACCACCGTCAGACCAAATTTTGTAAATAATGGAGGAATATTACGTGGGATCGCACCACCGACCCCCACTATAAAAAGTCAAGCTAATATGGTAGCAGCTTTTTATAAAAGAGTCGCCATGAGCCATTCAGTTCATCATCCTGAAAGGATCAAGTTCGGAGCATTCATTTTGGAACATTATATACCATGGTTGCTATCACACATGGGGGAAGTCAAAGTGATGACTGATGATGAATATATAGACACTTTAGAAGTGACCAAGGAAAAGAAAGAAGCTTTGAAAGAAATCTGTGCTAAGCTAAGGATCAAGGGATACATTTTGGATCCGAGGCTGAGGATTATCCAAGCTTTCATAAAATTAGAATTCTATGAGGTGACAGGCAAGTTCCCCAGGGTAATTATGCCACAAGATGAAGCTAGCAGGGCCGCTTTCGGTGCCCCTCTTCACGCTGTCAATCATTGCATTTTGCAATTACCGTCAAGCATCAAGGCCATACCCTTCAATGAGAGACCAAAGTGGTTGAGGGACAAATTTGGCGATGATGAAGTAAGCCAGAATGATTTCTCTTGTTATGAAAGCAGCTCTGATAAATGGATGATCATTAACGTGCTAAGACCAATTTTCCTGGCCTTAAGTTTTCCTGCAGATGAAGCAAGAATCGGACTGTACTTTGACCTTAAAGTCAGAAAACAACTGTTCAAATATGGGAAGATGATGTTTTACGCTGACCCAGTAATGAGAAGTGGTGATTTAGATACTGCTTCTGGCAACTTTTTCGTTAATGACGCCGCCATAGCTTATGCATCATGGGTCTCAGGGGGCTTAGGTGTTGACCACCCCAGAGCAGTTGAAGGAGATGATTCTGTGTTCAAGAGAATCGAAGGAATAGAACAAATTTTCAAGAACTTAGGATTCACAGCTAAATTGGAAAATAAAGATCATGTGAGGGATGCGGTTTTCTGTAGGGTGTATTGCGGAGGGACAGCTGCGTTAACTGATGGCATTTATGTTGTCAGCAAATTAGGCTGGAGCTCTGCCCAATATATCTTCGCCAGCAAAGAAAAGAAAACCGGTTTACTTAAAGCCAAATGCATGAGTTATATTTGCCAATACAGTGGATGCCCGATTGTTAGTCCTTTGTGCGATAAGATATTGAACACCATCGAAGATATTGAAGAAGTGTCGAACAAGGATTGGTGGGAAAGAGAGAAAATGAAATTCTGGAAACCAGAATTGAGAAATAAGAAAGTTTTAGACTCTGACAGAGCAGAATATGAGAGACTTTTCGGAATTACTCCCGAAGATCAGAAGATTATCGAACAAGAGCTGATCGATAGTGTGGATCGTTGGGACAAAGACTGGAAGAATGATATCGAAAATTTCTTAGAATCCCCTACCGCTGTAAATATTGTGAATAACACCAAACCTGGGTGGACTGAGTATTATGCAGATTACGCCCATGTAGTTGACTCTGACAAATTTATCAAGGAACGATTCAACTACAGAAGAGAAAAGCCGTGGAGTTGTGATTTTCAAGATCATATTTACCATGTCCACAACAAGACTAAACTAGGAGCACACTTAGTCTTTCGATAAGACCAATCGCTACTTGATTGAGTCACAGGTCCCTAAATGCTAGCCATAAAACTACCTGCGCGGGTGAAAGAGGCCAGTTTGAGGTGCATCAACCAAACTGTGTTCAATGAGCGTATGAGCTCAATTGAAAGAGCTGCGTCCTTGCTGATAATGGAT